TTACTCAACAAGACCTCAAGGATGTGAGTGAGTGGTTAGGAACTTCTGCTGACAATGTAAAAGTTGAATTGAAAAAAGAGCCCATTTCAAAATTTGAAAAACAAATAAAGGAAATGCATGGCACTTATGATGAATTTCCAAAAGATGAAAGAAGAACAAATAAAATTTTGAATCAGCTAAAGAGAGGTGAAGAAGCACTTCCGATTTACGTTGAAAAGAATGATAAGCATCTATTTGTAATGGAAGGCAGGCATCGAATGGTTGCTTTTTGGTTGAATAAAATGAAAGAGATTCCAGTAGCTTATGTCAGTAAGAAAAACATTTCAGAAGACTACAAAGGTGAGCATCAATCAGCAGGAAAAGAAGGAGCACCTCTTCATGACATGACACACAATGAAGTATATCCTAAAGACTACTATGACCGCTGGACAGAATATGCTGGAACAAAAGAAGAGAAAGATGCAGCATTGGTTGTGAATGGATATCGTAACAAGCCAAACAGACAGGTAACGATCTATCGTGCAGTACCTCACAATCAAACAAAAGAGGAAAGACTCGACGCACTTGAGAAAGCACAAGCAATGTGGATGAGAAGAAACAAAGTCCATCCTGAGTTTCAAAAAGAATATCAAAAACTTGGCTCAAAAAAATATTATGAATGGTTAGGTGACGAAGAAGAAAAAGTCAAGAAAAGTAATGCTAAAGTTGAAAACATTGATAGCATCAATCCTGGTGATTGGGTAACAATCGTGCGCCAGTATGCAAAGGAACATGGACAGGACAATCTAAATAACAAGTTCCGTATTATCAGTAAAAAAGTAAAAGCAAAAGATGTATATACGGATGGTAACTCACTTGCTGAATGGGGATTTGACCCGTGAAAACATTCAATAGCTTTACTGAATACCTTATTGAAAAGGTTCAATGGCAAAGGTCATTGTTTGATCATTTGTTCTATGAATCGGAAGCTTTGATTGCTGCAGATCAATTTGGTGATCCAAGTTATGATGAAAATGATGAAAAGGATATTAACTCAAAAGGATTTGCAACAGAGAGGACACAATATATCTTTCAGAAAAAAGGAGACCGTGCATTTAATATACCATTAAATGCAAGATTATTTGAAAGATTTACTTCTGCAATTAAAATTACTGCAGCACATTCAACAGGTGTTAAAGGACTTGAAAACTTATTAAAGATACAAAAGAGAAGAACAAAACAAATTTCAACTTATACGGTTGATAATTTTGGTACACTTGTTGATGGTATTTGGTCTGATAATGGTGGTGGCGTAATTGCAATTGTCAAAGGTCAGGCTGTTGGTGGTCTTGACCAAGATATTATGAGCAAAGTTGACAAACAAGGTAAACGAGTTCTTGATATTGGAAATGGAGCAATTACACCAGAGGCAGTATTTCGTGGTGACTCTTATTCAATTCAAACAGTATCAGCATTGCTTTTTGCATTGAGGCAAATGAAAGATAAGTTGGTTGATGAACTGAGAAATAAATACGAATCGAAAAGAGAACCTGCGAAAAACAAAGGTGAAGAGAAGTATGCAACACTTCGAAAGCACGATATACCGGGTGCAGTCAAGCAACAGTATATTAAGAAATATCTAGATGAGATGGAAAAAATCATCACAAGCAAAGATGAATGGAAATCAATCTTTGTTGAGTATGTATTAAAGTGGCCTGCTACTGTAGCAAAAAAGAATGTTAAGAAAAGAGAAAAAAGTATTGATTATGATGAAATTGTAGTGAGTGATTTTGAGATTGTGTATTGCTTTATGACCGATGATGCGATCAATGATGTCAAAAAGATTGGTAAAACATTACATGAATGGAAAAGTCAATTTAAGTTTCCAATCAAAGTCCTTGATTATGATGAGCTTGAAAAGGACACACGAATCATATCGAGATATTTAAGAGAGATAAAGAAAAAATAATTAAAGATAAAGGTACTATGTTTAAACTTATGGTTTTAGGATTGGCTGTAATTGGCTTGATTGGTTGTCGAGATGCTTTCCCCGAAAACAAAGAAGAAGTGCAGATGACTGACATTCGGGATAACCATACTCTTACGGAATATACTGAAATCATTCGTGACAATCACACAAGCGTAACAGTTACCAATAATACAACGACCACTACAACAGAGGTCAACAATACATCTTCTTCTACATCTGCTGCAACATCAGAAGATGTTTTAAATAATGTTTCAAATAATTCAGATTCATCAATCGCAATGTTTGATGATAGTACGGCAAACGTCACCGCTGTTAATTGGACTCTCGGTGCGATGCCAACACTAACATTTTATGCAAATGGTTCAAATCAATATGTAATGAATCAATCAGGTGTTACACCATCGGCAGATAATTTCTCGACAACATCAACCGGGTTTTTTACATATACTATTATTAAAGATGAAATGACATTGGATAAAGCAAATGTAAATCCTGATAATACATCAGATATTACACTTGTTTATAAAACTGATTTGTATGGTTATCTACTCTCAGGAACAAATGTCACTGAGATGTCGCCAATTGAATTTACAATCTTAGTAAAGTAATATGAAGTTTAAAGCAAAAAAATTAAGAGACTATTTACCAACATTTCCGACAAGTATGCGTGAGTGGTTTGTTTTTATTTTTGTAACTGGTTCGGTAATTTATGCAATTGGTTTTTTAATATTCCTTTTGTTCTTTTGGGAAGCGTCACATCCTTTTGGATTTAAAGTTAATGGAGAGAACTTATGAATTTACAATATAAAATTAATTGTGTTTTTTGTACATTGTTTTGTTATATAATGTTTTTATTATTGTTATCTACATTTTTTTAAATAAAAAGGAAACTTATGGGAATAGATCCCGAAGAACAAATTGGTGTGACTTCTTACAAATTCAAAGATTTGCCTAAATGGGCCAAACAAGCAATTCAGGAAAGTAGCCAATGGACGAAAAAGAAATCTCAGAAATACTCGCAGAAATAAAATCTGCACCTGAAACATTCAAATTTGCCATTGCGCTTTATGAGAAAATGCCAAATGGTAAAGACAGAGCGGATCTAGGAAAGGCAATTCGTGAAGCAAAAGATTCATTCACAAGCCTTGACATTACACTTGAAGATATTCAGATCGATTTAGAGTATGAATTTATCCGTGACCACGGACATTACTAGGAGACAAAATGTTTGAAACAATAGCACTTGTGATTATGCATGTTGTGGGAACAGGAGCAATTCTGTTTATACTCAAAGAAATTGTTGAAAAAGATAAAAGGTGGATTCAACACAAAGAAACAAAATGAAAAAACTTATTATTATTCTCAGTGCGTTTGTCTTGATGGGTATGAGTGATGCTGACAGAAGAACAGAACAGAAAAGAATTGAGGAGATGATTACGTTTTCGTTGAAAGCTCAACAGCAACCATCTCCAAAAGGATCACCTCGCATTAATCGTATACTGAAGAATGCCTATACAAACTGTTGTACAGAACCAATTTTTCCAAAAACAATTTATCGAGAACCAATTCGCCCACCTTTTCCGACTGGTCACAAACGTTTTTATGGTGGGATTCCGAGAGGCTGACGTAATCAATGAAGTTCTTTGGCATGATCTAATTTTCTTTCGGCACGTCGATCAACACCAGCATATTGAACAGAATTTGAACGGCGATTCTTCTCACCCTCCCAACCCTTAATCAGCTGGTCATATTCAACCTTTTCAATCTTCTCTGCTTGTAAAAATAGATAGTATGTAAAGAGCAACAACAAGAAGAAAATCGAGTGCTCCAGGTTCTCAAATCTGTCACCAGTAAGATTATCAAACATGACAAATGATGTGAACAATAAAGTTGAAATTTTGAATGCCAAGCGGTGAAGAGTTCTTGTACCATACAAGGTTCGTTTTGAATATTCATTCTTGATTCCAAGAATTGACCTTATGAAAATATAAAGAAAGACCAATCCAAGAACGATTTCAATATAGCTAATTGTGTAGAGAGCATACTGAGAGACCTCATAGGATAGACCTAACTGAGAGAAGTATTCTCGAAATGCTTCATCACGATTCACACCAAAGAGACCATGTACTCGATACTTGTGAATTCGATATTCTAACTCACCTGTTTCTGCATCAAGAATTGCAAACTTTGCTACATTTGGATTTGTATCATGCCGAAATTCTCCATTGAAGAATTTATCAAATCCGTTTAATGTCCAAAAACCTGCAAAGAAAAAGTAAAGTAAAAATACAAGCTTGACCTTTCGATCAAGCTTAACTAAGAAATGGGTCATGCCGCTTCCTCTAAAAAGTCATAACTGAATTTACCAGTTAAACCTCCAACGGAATATTCAGTTACTCGATTTTCAAAAAAGTTAGTATGGTCTGGAGCATTTAAAATAAAATCAAGCCATGATAATGGATTATCTTTTACTTTATAATTACCTTTCATACCAAGTTGAATTAATCTTCTGTCTGCCATGTAACGAATATACATCTTCATTTCCTCAATTGTCAAACCTTCCATTTCAGAAAAGCCGAAGGCTCTTTCAATAAAGATATCTTCAAGTTTTACAGCGGTACGAACCATACTGTAAATTTTCTTCTTAAAATCATCATTGACAACTCGTGGATTTTCATTGCAATATGTTTTAAACAATTTAGCCATTCCCTGTGCATGTAAGTTCTCATCACGAATAGACCACTCATTGATCTTACCAAATCCTTTCAATTTACCAAATCTTTGAAAATTCAATAACATGGCGAAAGAACTGAACAACACAAGGCCTTCATTGATAACAGATTTTGCAATTGATAAACCAATACCTTCTTTTGAATGAATATCAATATCAAGCATGAAGTCATGTTTGTCTCTCATCTGTTCAATATCTAAGAAGGCGCTGTAATCACTTTCAGGAAATCCAATTGTATCATTGAACAAAGCATACGCTTCTTGATGAATGAATTCACGGGCAGCAAAGCTTGCCAACATTTTGCGAATTTCATTGTTCTTAAAGATCTTTAGATAGTAATTGATATAGTTTTCACCTACATTGACATCACTTTGAACAAACAATGTCAACACACTACGAATGAAATCTTTCTCACCTTGTGAAAGTTTTTTTGATTTCCAATCATGAACATCATCTTCAAGAGAAACCTCTTCTGGAATCCAATGAATTTTTTCATGCTGTTGAGCCATGTCAACTGCCCAAGGATACCGAAATGGCTTATAAGTTACTGAACTTGTTTCAAGACCACCAAAGGCCTTTTTAAGTAAAAAATCTTCTTGATTAACTAAGTCAACGTAACCACCTATATGTTTTTCATCAATAAAAATTTGTGGAACACTATTGACTTCTTTACCATTTGAAATCTTTTGATAGAAATCCATTCTTTCATTTTGATCATCAAGTAACGTTTCGTTATATTCAATTTGATTAATACGAAACCAATCTTTAGCCTTCTGGCAATAATCGCAACCCGTTTTTGAGTAAATGTGGACTTGCATCTTCCTCTTTAAATTTTTTTAAAATGTATGACTGTTTTTTCATCAAATCTTGTTGACCTCCAATATATTCACCATCAACAAAGATTTGAGGAAAAGTTCTGATGTTAATTTTATGCTCTCTTGTGAGCCTTGCTTTTAGTTGTTTTTGTTCAAATGGTGAATCGGTATGTACGAGAGAATATTCAATACCTCTTGAGGCAAACCATTCAACCGCATCCATACAATAATCACATCCTGGTTTAGTGTATATTAAAACGTTCATTTTATCCTCATGTAAGATCATTAGATAGTCTGAATTCGTTGTTTTTGCAATTTTGTCAAACCCGTATGATTGATACCATCGAACCAAATCAAATTGATTCTTTTCGCCTACATCAGCAATTAGAAAGATTGCTTCCGCACCCTCATCATATGCTTGGTCAATCACTTGATCAAAAAGCTTCTTGCCAATTCCTTTACCTCTGTTTTCAAGTTCAACTTCCATATTCTTGATGATTCCAACTCTACGAAACTTATTGAGATATTGTTTCGTAATTGTTTCGGGTACACCATTCGATGAAAGAAAATTTTTCAATTGCTCACGATTTGTATCAACAACATAAGCATCAACATTTCCATGTTCATGGTCTTGAGAAATATCTGTAACTTCAGTGATAAAGGTGCTAAATGATTTTAGCCCTGACAATCCAGACATTCATCTCCTTCCGCTGATTTGTCAACGTAGTCTCGCAAAGCATCTCTTTCAACTTTTGATGAAACATTTTCAACACGATGTTCAGCTTCTGTTCGTAGATAGTATAAAGTTTTAAGTTTATTTTTCCATGCGAAATAGTGAACCTTTAATAGACTCGCCTTGTCCATTTTAGCAGGAAAGAATAGATTTACAGATTGACCTTGCTCAATATACTTTTGTCGATCTGCAGCATGTTGAACAACTGTAGCTTGATCTAATTCCATTGCGGTTTTAAATACAGCCTTTTCATGGTCAGATAGAAACTTTAAGTGTTGAACTGACCCACGATTCAACATGATGTTTGACCATGTTGCATCTGTATTCTTATTATACTTTGCCAACACTTTAGCAAGATACGGATTTTTAATTAAATAAGAACCAATTCTTGATCTTTGAGTGTATGTATTGGCATTGTATGGTTCGATTGATGGTGAGACTCCAAGCAGCATACCAGAGTTAGCATTCGGCGCAATGGCAGTCAGATGTGCATTACGTCTTCCTGTACCCTCACCGTCAAGGTACTCACCTTTTTGTTGACCCAATCGGTGTGTCTGCTCTTTTGCTTTACGATCAATATGATAGAATATTCTTTCATTTTCAACTCTTGCATTTTCACTTTCCCAAGCAATATTGTTTTTCTGTAGCCAAGAATGAAAGCCCATTGCACCAAGTCCTAATGAACGTTCTCTTGTTGCAGAATATCTTGCTTTTGATAATTCATCTGGTGCATGTTCAATAAAGAATTGAAGAACATTATCAAGCATTGTGATCATATCTTCAACAAGTGATGTATCTCTCCACTCATCAAACTTGTCTAGATTCAATGATGATAAGCAACAAACTGCTGTTCTTTCATCATTTGTAGGTAGTGTGATTTCCTGACAAAGATTTGAACTATTAATTCGTAGTCCTTGATCTTTAAGTGATTGCGGTAGATGACGATTTGATTCAGAAATAAAATGAATACATGGCTCACCTGTACGATATCGAATTTCGAGAAGAGTTTCCCATAACTCTCTCGCACGAATTGTATCACGAACTGTATCATCATTTGGATCGATCAAGTCCCACATTTCATCTCGCTCAACTGCTCTCATGAATTCATCAGGTATGTTGATTGAATGATGAAGGTTGAGATTTTTTCGATTCACATCACCAGTTGGTACTCGCATGTGAATGAATTCTATAATGTCGGGATGTGAGATATCAAGAAATGCACAAAGTGAACCCTTGCGAGTATTACCACAAATGATAGGCTCAAAGAGTGGACTATCACGAACCATAATTCTACCTGTTGGTACAGTTACGCAATATACGAGAGCATCCCAATCAAATGAGAACTTACGAAGTGAATAGATCGGCACTGCTTCTTTGTTGCAAGATACTGTTAATCCAACATGAAGTTGTTCTGCTTTCATAATAAACCAATCATCATATTGATACAGATGTTCAGCACGAACTTTCTTTGACTCTCCTTCACCGTTGAAAATTACCATTGAATGGTCTGGTGTTACTGTAATACAAACATCTTTATCATTTGTAAAACGATACATCACACCTTTATGAGGTTCCATCACAATTTTATCAGCAGGAACCCAAGAAGAAATTCCTTCTTCATCAAGTTGTGCTACTCTTTTGTCTGGTGTTAGATCTTCAAACCTACACCAGCCATCGTCTGTGAGAACTTGTGTTGTTGGTAGATAGCATTTACCTTGTCGGTATGCTATCATGTCCGCATCAATTGTATGTAAGAATGGCATAGGTCCTGGAGCTTTGTTTGATACGGAACGGACCTTGGACCAGTTGGCTCCGATTCCTCCTCCCTTGACTGATAACCACCGAACTTCAGTTGAGTGGTCTATAATTGATTCTAAATTGTCTTGTATGTCCAAAAGAAAGCATGATATTGGCATTGCTTTTGGTTTAATGCCCGGTAATACTGAATTTGATAATACAGGTGAGGCAAACATAAACCAACCTTTTGACACACCATCATATAATCTTTGTGCTAATTCTGTATCACCATCAGAAAAACAAAGTGCAGTCCTTGCAAATGCTTCTTGTGGTGTTTCACCATCATCACAATAAAATTGACTCAGCATTTTAACTGCCATCTCAGACAGAAGTTCATTACGGTCTTCAGTAATAGTGACACCGTAAAATGAATCCTTCTGATTTGGCAACGTCAAAATCTGGGCACTCATACAACTCTCCTACAAAATTTGTTAAAAAAAGAATGTACTAATCCATTAACATGATCTATGAACATCATGTTCGAAAAGCTTTAATTTGTTATAAGGGTTATTCTTTGACTACGAGTGAGACTATATCACTTTTATCAATAATGACCATAACCTTACCTGTTCCACGATTATCTTTTATGAAAATCGTACCGGTTGCACCAGAAGGATTATGATCAAGTTGAACATCCGTATCTTGTATTAAGTAGCTTTGGCCGCCTCTTGTAAATATTTCAATTTTTTTTGGTTTTGGTGTAATTGTGTTCCATCCGTCTTGTAAGTCTGACCACGCCATGTATAATCCTCAATAGTTCGGTTATGATTTAAGAACAGTAAGAATATTTATCAATTTTAGGTCTTTGATTTAACCTTAAAACGAATGCGTTGGTCGTTCAAATTGACTCCAACATTTGTCGGTCCAATATCTTCTGTTTGATTTAATTTATATGATCCAATTGTGTGTTCTTTTTTATTGATTTCATAATTTGATTTTGATACCAATGACTTACAAGCTTTCAGAATATTACGAACTTGAGATTCAATTTTTCGATCTTCTGAAGATTTCATTGCATCGTCAAAAATAGCTTTCAAATATTCATACGCAAATTTTCTTGACCTTAGTTTATATATAGTAGTCAATTCATTTGTCATCTTGCGGTACAACTCAGCAGTATGTTCATCAAAATCTTTCGAGTTGTATTCATGGTCAGAATCATCCATGTACTTCTCAATTTTTTTGAAAAGTTTATTTGCTGTTTCTTTACTTTCATGAATTGAATGGTCTGAAAAACTATTCATATTTTTTGCCAAAGCTTGAGTTGAAAGATTGCTTGAAGCCCTTCAAATGTAAATCGGTCAATCATTGATATAATTTGATTTGTGGTATACCCTCTTAATATATATTCGTTTATATCTTTTCCCGTCATTGACTCGGGAAGAAGAGCAACTTTATATTTTCTGTCAATCATGCTTGCAATTTTTTTGATGATTTCAGGATTGCGAGGTTCACGGTCCGCAACAAAGACTAGATCAAAACCTTGTTGGTCAAGAGCCGGTGGTACATCAGAACCTGCGATAGCAATTGCATTGGGCAAGAACATTGCATCAATCGGTCCTTCAACAACATAGATTTTTTTTCTTGTATCAACTCTATCAAAATTGAATATTTTTGGTGCATTTTTTTTAATCTTTATCGTGATATATCTCAGTCTTGTATTGCCTGATAGCGCACGACCTTGAAACGCCACAAGACGTTTTTTACCATCATAGAAGGGTATGATTATTCGTTCATCATTACCACCAGTATAATTCATATCATAGTGCTTACGAACCCAATCACCAAAGTTAGGAACATAATACAATGAGTTCAAATATTGCTCTGGTATTTTTCGTCGAAGTACATATTGTTTCGCATCATGGTCATCTCTCAAAGATGAAATTGATGCTGCTCGAATCTCAGCAGAACTTTCAGCAGGACGCTCACTTGAAATAACTTTTGATCGGACAGAAACAATGGTCTCTTCTTTTGAGTAAGCGGTGTTTGCATTCTCAGCAAACATTTCACGAATGTATTGATTATGCAATGCAGGATTTACTTTCTTGAGAAAGAAAGAAAACTTGGCACTGAAGCCGCAATTATGACAAAAATAACGATATAGATTTTCTTTTAAGAATAAATAGCCTCGGGCCTTTGTCGAATTCTTTTTACTATCGCCACAAATAGGACAAGAAAAGTTTGCTCCGTCAGATTTCCATTTAAAATTTTTTAGCGAATGTGAGAGTCGATTGACAAATTCCTTCTGAAGGCTTTTATTCTCCTTGAGAGATTGCCTGTTCATGTTTTACAATTAAACTCTTAATAAAGTTATCAAAATTTGTTTTCTGTGAGGAAAGAATATCATTACAATCTTCGAAACGATCTGGGTGAGATTTAAAAAATTCAAAGGCTTCATCTAGGTTTTCCTGAATGGAAAGCCATCTTAATAATTTGATTGTCTTTTTATTCGGTTCAACTGAATAAAAAGCATCTTCAATTTTCTCTTCAGTTAGATATGGAACATCTGCATTCAAACGAGACATCTTAGGTACAATCCTTTTTTTGATTATTTTTTGAACAGGCTTCTCTGAATTTTGTTCAATAAGTAATCTTGCAATATCTTCTTTGAATTTAAAGTGTTCTTTCATTGTCATAATTCTTTAATATAAAATACGAGAATCAGCTTCTGGTGTTATCCAACGATTTAGGTGTGAGCTAAAGAATGTTTCTTTATCTGATTTCGGAACGTTATCAAGAACCTTATCATATTTATCATACTCATTTTTTGAATCAGTGTTATCGGCATCATCAAAAGCATCTTGACATTCCTTTTCGGAAAGACCAAATGCCATTGCAACCTCTTGCATTTGCCTAAAATCTTCTTCAGATACACTTTCGCCAAGGTGAACAGCAAGTTGTAGAAATTCTCCAACATAATGCCCAAACATTTTCTTTGATGTATCTTTGTCGATCTCAATCATCTCAATAACGTTTAATAAAGAATGGAAGTGATTCATAATTAAGTCTCCTTGAAATGAGAAGTAAAAATTGAAGTTTTAACAATCTTATTTAAAACCTTACAAATTGAAAAATAAAAATAGTTATCGATTTCTGAAAAAGGTATATATTTATAATCTGAAACTTCAAGGATTGAATTACCATATCTGTCAGTAAAGTATGTTGAACACTTCATATTCTTTACTGATGGTAATTGCTCTGGTACATACAAATATAACCATAAGTCTTTATATTTTGTATACTCAAAAAATCCTAATTCAGTAAGTTCTTTCTTTGGAACTTTCAATCCTGTTTCTTCGTAACATTCACGGATTGCAGCATCAATTGGTTTTTCTTTTTCTTCAATTTCTCCTTTGGGCAAATCCCAATTGTTTCGACTTGCTTGACAACCAAGCACAACTCTTCCGTTTGTTAACACAACTCCTGCACTCACTCTCTTCATAATAAACTTTACATCTTAGGTGTTAGTAAATTTATCCAGTTAGGATGATTAGTTTCTCTGATCTTGGATGCAAATAGTACAGACTCAAATGATAGGTTGTTGATTAACTTATCTTTGAATAAACTGTCAAAAAATTGAAGTAACTCCTCAGCGTAGGTTGAATTTTTAGTGAATGCTTGAATGTTGACTGCAGTCAACATCAACTTACCATTCTTCACTAAATCATCATCAGAATTGTCTTTAGCATATTCTGTTTTATGTGGTACGATATACTCCTCATTCGGTATTTTCATAGGTACTTGAACATTGATCTTGAGTGATTCATCTTCTGCATCAGATATATTATAACCCTTTTCCTTAGCAAAGTCAAGTAATTCCATATAACTTATTGAAGTTTTTTCGGCATCAGCGAGTTCCTTTTCGAACTCGTTGTTTGCTGGCTTTCCATTTTTCTTAATACTAAGATTTTTCAGGATCAATGTTTTAGGATTACGATTTTTGAAAATGTCTTCTGCAATTTGAAATACAGATTCAATAGGCATGCCTTCTGTAATTACGTCAGCATCAGGTGTTTGACCGAAATTTAAATCTTCTTCAATTACAGTTGTGCGCCATTTATTCCAAAAAGATATTGAATCAATTCCCTTATCTTCTTTATTTTGTTTTAAACGATTGAACCGTAGTGCAAACCCATCACCACCTACAAAATACATTTTACCAAATCCTGATTGACCACTTCGCCGAAAAAATGGAATGGTATACTTTTGATCACCGACACGATAAAATTCTTTATTGAGTTTTTCTTTGAGTGCGCTTTCTGGAAAACTTGAACCAAACTCAAGAGCATCTGAGATTTCTTTTGCTTCAAGCATGTGGTCTAAGAAACCTCTTACAAGTAAAGGTGTTCTTGCAATCTTTTTCTTTTTCTTCTTTACATGATAACCTTTTGTTCCACCTTCAAGAGGTGAAGCAGCCGGTCTAGCATCAGTTGTTAAGTCTGCACCACCTATATCTCCGGTACCGATCGTATCTTCTTCAATACCTAAAAAAGATTTAAGTTGTTTTTCAAAAAATGTATTACTCATTTAAAATAATTGAATTTAAAATTTTCTCAAGATTTTTATCAATTTGTATATGAGATATTACTATCTCACTATTATTAATTATATAAGATTCATGTCCTTGTATTTTATTTAAAAATAATAAAATAGTTTTTAATTGCGGATAGAATATTTCATCAATATCATGAAATAGTATATGATTTACAACAGGCACTTCAATTTCATTATATAGTATAATATAATGATTTAATAGTAAATTAATGTTAATATTAATAAAATTATCTTTATACTTTTTAATTAATCTCTTGATATAAACAATATGTTTTAATAACAAACGAAATTCAATTTCACTTGTACACTTTGTTTTCAATCCTTGAATTGCATATTGATAATAGTTTATATCATTTAAATTAAACATTCATATTAAGATAAAAAATTATAAGTTAACGTCTGCCCATACTTTATTATTTGATGGATCTAAAACAGCAACTAGAATTTTTGTATTTCCACCTGCTGACTGAATGATCATTGTACCGAGACCAAAACTTGAAACGGGCGGTGGGGTAGTATAGATATCAAAAATAGCTTGATTCATTTTCGCTCGAGTTACATCAATATCTGGACCAGAAATCATTCCTGACGTTGTGATATCACCTGCTTGAACATCAGCAATAGTTGCTGTTCCTGTAATTGCGGCTGAACCTGAGTTCACAACTGTTGCATTTAATGTTGGAATTTGTGCTTGATTAACTACTTGTACACTGGTTGCGGTTAGGTTTGTAGTAGTTAAATTTGAGAGGGTTGCTGTTGTTGCATTGAGTTGAGGAGTTGTCAATACGTTGGTTGCATTTACAAATTGTGAGGTAAAGTTTTGTGTTGTAAATGCAGGAGTTGTTAGATTGTTTGCAACAACAACATCTTTTGATGTGAGTGTTTCACCGACCATAAAGTCAGTTGCAATTGTACCTTTATTGAAAACGGATGTATCACCAAATACATTTCCGGTAGTTGTAAGCATTCCTTGTATCGTTGCATTTTGACCAACAGATAGATCATCTGATAGATTTAAATCACCTGCAGTAATATTTACTGCTGTCATATTCGTTGCTTGTGAAGATACAGCACTTATATAACCTGTACTAATTCCAGTAAAATTTGCGTTGCTTGTAAAATTAGTTACAGATTGAAAAGTAGCAACACCTTGCATTACAAAATTACCAATTCCGGTAATATGATTAAAGCTTGCCGTCCCATCAACATTTAAATTATCTTTAAAGTCTGCAGCACCTGTAACGTCTAATACACCGGGCAAGGATAAATTTAATAAAACTGGATTCGAAAAAGAAGAAACACCTTTTACAACAAGGTCACCTTCAATGATTGTATTATTTGCAACTGTAAGATCATGTCCAAGTGCTAGGTCTCCAGAATACCCATCATAAACAAATCGATTTGTTCCACCAGGAGTTGAATTAAAAATTACATCCTTACCATTTAAATCTGCACCTACGCTAATTTCAACAGGAATTTGATGAAACAACATTGTTGCATCAATTCTTTCATTTCTTGGTGCGGTACCCATACCATTAATTACTAAAAAATTAGTATCATCGAGTAGGGCCAATGATTCAGGGAGTTGTGAAATTTTTCGATCATTTGAAGTGGGCATTTTAGTTTACCAATTGTTTAAATGTTCTGTTAAACTGGGATTAATAACTACCTTGACTTTATTTTCATCTCGGTCTTTTGTTTCTTTCTTCTGCATTACTTTTTCTTTTTTCTTATCTGCATAAGACATTTTACTATTTCGCTCTTCATCATCTTCAAGATAATCTATTTCATCTTCAATATCATCTTCAACATCATCGTCTTCAATTTCATTTTCATCTGGTTTAAGTTTCTTTGAAACGTTCTTTACTGCTTGTTTCTCAATGTTGGTCTGTTGAGCATCAACTTTCTTTTCATCGTTTTTATCGTCATCCTTTTTAGCATCATCTTTGCCATCTTCGCCATCTTGAAGACCGTCTGCCTCCTCTGGTTCTTCTTCACTCGGTTCTTCTTCAGGTGGTGCATCTTCAGAACTTTCTTCTCCGTCTTCATCCTCTTCTCCGGCATCTGCATCATCAGATTCTTCTTCATCGGATTGATCTAAATCACTAAGGAAGTCATCATCATCTTTTTTCTTTTTCTTTTCAGATAAAACGAATGATGAAATAAATTCTGAATAACTTTGCATGTTAATTAATCTGTATAAGTTCGTCTATAGTTGTTGTATAAATTTATAATTTCTCGTATTGATACTGGCTTGAAAAGCCAATCATCAGCACAAACATTGAAAACTGGTGAATGTAAATTTTTAACAAACCTTGTCGTACCGCAGTGATTTACAAAATAGCAGTAATCGTAATTTACTCTTTTCAGTAAAGCAGTGTTATCTGATGAAATGATAATATTAGACTCTACAGTATTTATGTGTTCCAAATAATTGGTTAGATAAATAGAGTTTGTGCCCGCTAAAAATTCCATTGAGCAAAAAGTTGTAAACCATTCAGTGTTGGTATATTTATGCTCGACATCTACCTGATTATGAATGAAGTGAATATTTCCATTGAGTTCTTCAATAAAAGAAAAATCACGATTTGGCCCACCAAATAGTTCACCAAGGACGAATACATTATCGTGTTTACTTACCGTTGAATTCCAATAGCTCACCAAATCATCATTCATTTCTTGTGTTCGATCCCAGATTGTTGCCCTCGTATAAATCTGTTGTGGATCGGCAAAAAATCTGGGCTGTCCAATAAAATAAGAATCAATCATAGTTCCTCATGAAAAGTCAATGTTAACTTTAGGTTTTTTTGAATCGAATGTATCTTCTTTATCGATTTCAAGAATTACATTCTCAAGTTGATCTTCAAGATTATACAGTCTCATTTTTTCACGATCCATACCTATCATAAATTTATTATAATAATTTGGATCGTTATATCGGCTTTTTAATTGTTTAATCATTACTTTCTTTTCTTCAAGAAATTCTTCAGATACAATAATGGCTGCCATAAAATCCGCAGTCATTGAGATACCATGTGATTCTGAAATGTTTTCAAGATCGACATCAGTATTATATTGACCTGAACGATTGAATTGATGATTGGTAATGATTGGCACTCTTCTCTCAACTGCAAGTCCTCTCATTTCTTCTGCTACAGATTTATAATAACTAAATGAATTCTCAGAAGATTTAATACGAGCCGATGCCGTAATACCCAAATAATCAATTATAATGATATCTGGATTAAAGTTCTTCTTTAGATTTAGCTCATTTAATAATGCACGAAAATGATTGATATTTACCGCAGCAGGTGGATATTGTTTAATCTTGAGTTGACCGATAGTTTTCTTACGAATTTTATCAATCTTACCAAGATACTTATCTTGATCTAACAAAGGTACATCTGCCATTTTCATGTCCATTAAGTTAGCATCAATTCTCTGAGCAATCAATTCTTCTGCAATTTCAAGCGTAATGTAAAGAACATTGTAGCCTTGCTTGAGATAGCCAGCTGCCAAGTGGCACATAAACAAAGTTTTACCTGAGTTTGTACCACCGAGAAACAGATTCAGAGTACCATGTGTGAAGCCACCTTTTGTAATTTTGTTTAACATATCAATGTCAAACGGTATCTTACTTTCTTTCTTGTGATAATATTCATAGCGAGATTTAGAATCTTCAATAAAATCATGACCTACGTTTGTATCAAACGATACCGATAAGGCATCTTTGAGTAAGTCAGGTATTTCATTTTTCTTGTGCTTATTCTTTTCGTCTGTAATAATGCCAATTGATTCACTTACAGCCAGAAAGATGGCTCTTTCTTTACACCACTCTTCGGTAATATTGTAGAGCCATTCGTTTGTTACATTGTCACAGTCAACATCTTTGATTTCATTCCACTTCTCAAAGATTTCTTCTAGCTCACTATCATTGAGATTTTTATCAGATGATGCATTATATTCAATTACTTGATCATTTGGTAAGGTATTATATTCTGTGACAAATTCAGAAATATATGAAAAAATTCTTTGCTCTAACTTCTCCTCAAAATATTCAGGTTTAATAAAAGGTAAACAACGATTTAAATAGTCACGATTATTCACTAGATTGTATAGAGCAAGTTTTGTGTTCATTTATTCCTTTTCAGTAGAGTATAATTCAGGATAATTAATAACAATGTCCATCAAAATATTTCTTGCAACTGCTTCAAAAAAAGTCTGGTTATTTTCATATGTGATTGGACCTGCCTGTACTTTAAGTTTTGAATCTTTATATGTCGCAGGAACATACTTGATGTCATATTCAAAATCCATTTGAATATCTTTGTCAATCAATTCTTCCATATTCTCATCAGTGACTAATGATTTATCTTCTTCTTCATCTTCTACATACAATCGCATGTGATTGATTGTAAACAAAAAATCTTTAAATAGTCCGCTTTCAATACGGATTGCCCATCTCTCTTCATTAGGATCTGAAGTTGCCTTTTCAATTGCATATGTTACTTCATCTGTATTCGCTTGAACACCAGTATTAATAACATTAACATCTTCATAATCAATTACCATTGTTTCTGTAGTTTCCATATCTTACCTTTCTTCAACTATGTCTTCATGCAGATCGTCTAAAGGTTCCTCATAGATTTCTTTCTCAAGCTCAGGACTAAATTCACCGTAAGAAAATTCTTCCTTAATTACATCATTGATTTGTTCGAGAACTTCTTGTGTAAAGAATTCTTCAGGAGATTGCATAATTTGTTTTTCGTAAAGTTTTCTACCGTCTTGTACGGTATAGCGATTTCCAATTTTTCGAAATATACCTGCCTTCTCAGCAAAAGGGAGCAGTCCATGATATTTATTAATACCAGTTTTGAAATTCAAATAAACTTCAACGGCAGAGTTTTCTCGAGTGAATCGAGATTTTCTAGCACGAACTGTGATAAAGTTTCCAATCTGAACTGTGCCGTCTTTATCTTTTCGTTTTGATAGAAATAGAACAACATCAGATAGAAACAAAGGGCCCTTACCACCTGTCATCACTTCTTTAGGGTACATGCTGCCGATTTCAGAGTAGACATGATTTGTCATGATCAATGGAGCGCCTGCCTTTGATAGTTCCATTTTGAGAGTTCTGATTGCTGACTTGACAAGTCTACCTTTTGTCATATCAGTTTTGTTTGCGCCAGTGATAGCATCTTCATATTCTTTTTCTGTTGATAAATTACCTACTGAATCAAGAATCATGATGAATGGAACTTTCTCTTCTTCAGGTAACGCATTATATTCTTTTACAAATTTTGTTGACTCATGACGAAATTGTTCTACAGTACCACAAGGAATGTAGAGTAACCGATTTGTATCAATGCCACGATCAACAAACATATCAGATGTAAAAGCATTTTCTGTTTCATAATACATCACAAAGCCATCAGGATTGTTTTGTTGAAACTCTCTTGCAATTGATACACAAAAGAAAGATTTACCAATACCGGAATCAGAAGCAATTGCAATTGTTTTATTCTTAGGAATACCTTTGAATAAGTCGGCAGACATGATTGCGTTTAGCATGAACGATCCAGTATCAAGAAACTCATCACAATCACCAATCATACCTTGCTTACCTACAATCGTAGCCATTTCATTCTTCATCATCTTAGCATAGCTATTGAAAAAATTTGACATAGTATAACTCCTTTATGAAAATAAGTCCATCAGGTTTGCTTTTCGTTCATATGACCACTTGGTCGGTTCTAACATAATTTTGAGAGGAGATAAAAAAGACCTTTCTATTTGAGTATTATAATCTATTTTTGAGTGTAAGTCAAGTTCTTTTGGTAATTTATTTGGAAAGGCAATCACATTTTCTTTTGTTTTGTTGTTCTTTATCAGGAAAATATACTTTGCCTTCGAGCCATCTTTGATATCTGAATAGTACATATCAATTTCTTTTCGCTGAATCCAGTGATTGTAATTGATTGCTGCACGAACATGCATTGGACATCCTGACTTATATTGATTGCCTTCAATATGATACTTACGAATACCATTGACAGAGGTCGGTAAAGCAATTTCATCAGGAGGTAAACTTTTCCAATTCTTTCGAAACTCATCAACATATTCAATCAATTCATCTTCTGAACCAGTCACAATGATCTGTGCGCAATCGGTCAAAGCCTTTCTTGCTGGTGCAGGTGTTGATGATTTAACAGCCTCAACACCGGTCATCTTCATTTCAGGTTCTGCATAATCAACACCTTCCATATGAACAATTGACATAATGTACTTCTTCTTGGCGATGAAGACACCAGAGCCAACTGCTTCCATTTTCATATCAAGTACAGGATCATGAACATTCAAATAATCATTAAACTCTACGATTGCATCATTGATTACATCAGTTAACTTTGAATAACCAACTTTCTTTACAAATTCATATTGCTTCTCTTTTGTTTTGTTATGTGCAAACTTCTTGACCATGCCACCTAGGTCAAAATAACATGAATCAGTATCCATATAAACAGTATAGTCTCGGTTTGTTGTCTCAAGAATCTTATTCAGATATTGATTTACACGTTGTTCTACAAAACGGTTTGCTGCTTGACCAGATAACGTTACCGCTTCAGACAAACGAATATCGTAGAAACGGAAATACTTGAGACCACAGATACCATAGAAAGAGTTTGCAGCAACTTTTGCAACCAATTGCATGTTGAATAATGCCTTTGCCTTCTTTTCAAGATTGTCAATTTCATCAGCAGATGCATTTTCAGTTTTCAGTTTCTCAATCTCCTGCTTTGTTGTGATCATATCCTTCTTGGCATTCTTTCTCAAGTCAAGCATTCGTTTGACAAGTGCAGGTATGAAGCCAGTATGCTTACGAGAGAACCTTGCACCATTCGTTGCTACAGTTAGGTCACGTTCTTTTTCTTCAGACAAATCAAGTGTCTTGTTTAATACAGAAACAATATCAACATCTTCACGCATATCAACAATTGTTTCTGGTGATATATTGAATGTTCTTAGAATGTAAGGATACAGTGAGGTGAAATCAAATGATACAAGAAAGTCATGCTTACCTACAATTGGATTCTTAACATAAGCACCTTCAAACTTCTCAGACTTTTCATTCACTTGTTTATCAATCGGCGAAACAATAAAATTTTCATAAAGATAATTATGAATAATATTTTCCCAGTATCGCATAGGACTGAAGATATCTTCAAAATTGACCTTTGAAAAATAAGCAAGTGATAGAGATATCTCCATCAACTTCAAACGGTCATCAAGCCTTTCAACAAGTTCAGTATCTTTGATATTATAATCCATGAAAAGTTCAAAGTCCTTTTCATATAGATCAAATAGATTGTCATATTCAGAAACATCTTCTTTACGTTCATTCAATTCAACTTGTGCAATATAATCAAGTTTATAACTCTCACGGTTTTTGAATGTGAACTTTTTATAGACTGCAAGATAATCTAATTGAGAGATGCCTGATATTTTATATTGAACTTCTTTGTTTCCAAAATCATTCTTTCTTTCAACAGAATACACACGATGAAATGGTGAAAGCTTCCGAAGAAACTTATCACCGAAGATACCTTCAATTCTTCGACAGATATATGGTATGTCAAAGCTATTTGAATTCCAGCCAGAGATGATATCAATTTCAGATGAAGACCATAAGTCGACAAATTCCATCAGCAGTTTTTCTTCTGAATCAAACAGATAAACTTCGACATCATCTTTCTTGCTCTCATATGTAACATCATCATAAGTCAAGCCAAAGGCATGTGTCTTACCATGTATACGAAATGAAATAGCATTGATAGGAAACTTTGCTTCCGATGGCTCAGGAAAAGTACCGTCAGTGAACACCTCAATATCAAGATAGGCGATGTTCACATATTTCGATTCAAATTCAATATGACCATCAAAGTTCTTTGCAATGAATTCAAACTCAGGTTTTGGATTGCCACAAATTGTGTAGCCTTCAATACCTCGGCTTGCGGCAACTTTTTCTCTTGCAACTTTTGCAGATTCAACTTCAACTGGTCGGAAGGTTTTACCATACAAATCACGAAACTTGCCTTTTGGACTTGGTACGAAAAGTTCCGGTGTAAAGGCAAAATCGTTTTGTTTTCTCACACCATTCTCAATATATCGCATATGAATACGATTATTGATCAAGGATACATTAGTATAGAACATTAATTTTTCCTTGCAAGTATATGTGGTTGTAGTACATCAAGACCTAAGGACCTGAACATCTTGACGTTTCTGTTGTCATCATCAATGACTAGAAAGACATTGTATTGGTCTTGAATTTGTTCTTTGTACATTTTTTCTTTGAAGATTGAAGTACGACCTCTCTGGTTTTCCAGAGCCTTCATGATCAAAGTATACTTGAAATTGAAGTGTTTGTCAAGCCATTTTTTAGTATGTTCTCGACAAATTTCGTTTCGTCCGGTGAGAAAGATGGGATAATATTCTGAAACTTGTACAAGCCCATTGACAAGATGTATCATTGGAACTATAGGCAAATCGTCTAAAACTTTTTCACTGAAATCATAAGGATCACGATGACCGTTATTTGCTACTGTAAAGTCAACGTCAACTATAATTGCCTGTGGTAATTTCATATATTCCTTTTTATAAGATATTGTATTGTATATCTGCTTTCTTTAAATTCCTTTTGAAGTGTTGGGTAATTGTTGTAGTAGGTATCCATTTTCTTCTGTAGTTCTCCATAGTTTGCTCTGGAACATTATGCACAGAAGTACCATGATATCCTGGTTGATAAATTGTAATTTTAATATTGTCGAGATTTGGTTCTACTTTAGGATATGTGGTTAGATCGGTATCTGTAATTGGCGGTTCTGATGGACGCCAAATTGTTCGGACCGATATTGGATCTCCACAATTCTCTCGTAGTTCAATAATTGAATTATTTGAATTTGCAACAAAATTATTTGCAGTTAAATTTATAGATTTAAAATTTTGTATCTCACGAATGTAAGGTACAAAGTCACGAATGGTAACAAAGGTATTTGAAAATATAACTGTTTGATTTCTTGCTAGATATTTTAAGCCATCAATTAAACATTGTTTGTGTGCATAGCCAAGTTTGCGAATGTCAAATTTATAGTTACCATGCTGGTCAACCATAAATTGATCTGCTTCAAAAAACTTTGAATTACATTTCTGTGCAAGTCTTGTAGCTAGAGTTGTTTTCCCTGAACCGGGCAAACCTCTTACAAATATAATATGTTTCAATCTCTTTTTTCTTTTGGGTGTTTATATGTAGACACATATGAATATCTTCGAATATTATCAATACATCCATTTCCACGATGCCGTATTTGTCCACTAAACACAACAACATCTCCATTTCTTGGAAGTGTACCTACCATATGTGTTTTATTTTGCACTAAGAACTCTGTTTCTCCTCGAGAATTATACAAATCAAAATCAACTCTATCAACAACATAGGGTGTTAGTGTTGACAGAATTCCACCATCTGTATGTAATATTGGGTTTTCATTTGATTGAAACCAATTAATCAAATTTTGAATAAGGTTTTCTTTATAGTTATCAGTATTTATTGGAAATTCAGGATAATCATTATTTAAAATTTCTAATATTGTATAATCAATTTCAGTCAGCATAAGTAAAAAATCTTTAAAAGCTGGAAACTCCTTTTCTGCTGATTGTAAATATCGTTGTTGTTTTGACGCTCCTTTAAAATTGTCAAAATTAAAAACTGCACCAGTTGGCTTCTTTATTGTACCTTTATCATAATGGTCAAAGAACCATAATAATTGTTTTGATATTTCGGCAACTTCTGTCAATAATTCAGGAGCAAAAACATCATGATATACAACAAGATGAAATGGAAATTCATTATAATATGTTTCATTTTTTTCTTTTTCAATTATAATAGTTCCACGGTCTAAAAATTTTTTCATAAGCAATTTCTAAGTGCAGTTCTCACACCTTCAAAAGTTGTTGGATGATAAAACGGTAGTTGAAGCATTTGACCAATAGTCATTCCGGCGCCCAATGCCCATGATAAAGTATGTGCAAAATGTTCAGCATCTGAACAAATCATCTCTGCACCCAAAAATAAATCAGTTTTTTTATCTGCATATACTTTTATTAATCCAGAATTTTTATGCAAAATTCGTGAGCGACCTTGATCTTCAAATGATGCAAACCCAATTTTGACATCATCTAAATAATCCTTTATTTGACTAAATGAATATCCAACTGTTGCTATACCAGGATTTGTAAATGTTATCGTTACTGGAGGTCCCATATAACGTCTTTGAATCGGCTCGTTATTAATTACTCGAATTATATTTTCAGCAGCCGCTCTTCCTTCATCAGCAGCATCATGTAGCAGAGGTCTTTCACCCGTACAATCACCAGCAATTAAAATATTTACTGGTTCGTTTTGGTCATTTAAACAAAACATTGTTTCTGCATCAAAATTAGGTAATCCTTCTGTGAAACCAACTCCGGTGTTATGTAATTTCAAAACAGCAATATTTGGTTTTCTACCACTAGCCACTAATGTAGCATCTGAAAAAGTTTTTACACCTTTAATGATTTCATTAGATGTCTCATCTTCTAGTGTAGCATCATTTGCATCTTGATTATCAAGGTCTTTATAAAATATCCAATTTATATATTCGCCATTAGCCTCAAGTGTTGATTTATATTTTGTTATTTCAGAATTTGGATAGAAGTTTTGAAGTTTATTTTTAAAAAATTCTTTTGCATATCCACTAACTTCAGGGTCTGTTAAATTTGAGATTTGATTATTTCTTCCAAAAATTGTAGTGTGTATTCCCAATTCATCAAACGCTTGACCTAATTCAAGACCGATCACACCTGCACCTACTACTGAAATGTGTTCCTCTGCTCTAAATTTTCGTTCAAAAATTGTATCACTTGTAAATAAACTTCCTTGGTAGATGTAATCATCATCACCTTGAGTATTTGTTGTTTGTTTTATTTCAAACTCGTTAGGAAATGTTGGCTGTGAACCAGTTGCCACAAGATAAAATTTTGCATGTATTTTTATACCACTAAAGGTAGATAATACACCATCATCATCAAAGTATACAACCTTTTTTAAAATTTCGTTTTTTGGTATTTCAGCAACATAGTCAGTTGTAAACTTTACAAAACGGTCTCTTTCTGTTCTTACTCTTTCAAATATTCTATCCATGTCTGGTTTGATCATTGATTCAAATCCAAAATTATAACTTGATTTCAAATCAACCATTCTTTCTGCTGCTGAAATAAGTAATTTACTTGGCATACAACCAACTCGAGCACAAGTTGTACCAAATGCACCTTTTTCAATTAGCAGTACTGATAGGCCAGCTTTTTTTAAAATTCTATAAGCAGTCATGCCGGAAGTACCGGCACCAATAATAGCAGCATCAACATTATATTCTCTTTGCATTATAACTCCTTACAACTCTTTGGTGTAATGATTGTATGTACATTTGTATATTCCTGTCCAAGATTATTTGCTAGGCGACTATAATCTTGCATCATGTGTTCAAGATTTGTATATACAAACGCAATTTGTTCAGTTGTTAATTGAAAACGAATATACATCTCATGTTCATCTTGATACGGATCAATACAGACAAGAAATTCTGTATTGATTATTCTTTCCCATGATCCTTGATCAAATGTTGCTGTAATTCGGTGAAACATAATACTCCTTAATTAAAATATACTCATTAAATCTTTTTTATTGTATAGTGGTAACTTCTCACCAAATACCCAGATTGGTTCTGTATAAGTACCATTGTTGACATTTTCAATGTTCATTAATCTTGACAATTGAAAACCAATCATACCACGAAACTCATCACGATATCGATCTACCATTGGATCACAAATGAATACTCGGTTCTTTTGTGCATCTGTGCCAATGTCTGTAATGTTTACAAGTGTTGACCTAGATTTAGGCATGATGTTATCAAGCACAACATAAAGAAATCCGTTTAGCCATTCGTTGTCAGATGAATAACGATTCCAAGATTGATTTGATTCTTTTGCAGAATCCTTGGCATATAATTCACGATTGAAATATGGAGGTGAAGAAAAAGTTATATCAATGTTTGGTAAATCTTTATATGGTAAATCTTCCGCGGGTAAATTATATATGCGAACATTTTTCTTACCACGAATTTCAAAGTATTCATCACCTTCATGAAGAATATCACCTTTCTTTCCTAGCCAGCTTTCATACTGTAAACACATTTCTTTGTATTTCTCAAACATCTTTTCATTTGGGTCTGTACCTATATATGTACTTTTATTTGATAGATAAAATCCTGTTAAGCGGTCACCCCAGCCACATGAGATATCAAAGATAGTTTCACCGGGAAATAAATTATAAATGTTCTTTGCCGTGTTTACATTAAATTGTGCAGCAACTTGACCGGCATAGCTAAAAACTTTTTTCAAGTCAGCTTCTGACATACTCTTTGAAGGTAGTCTTCTTAGAACATCAACAAATCTTGACACACCTTTTTCTGTAGTCCATAGATGTACAGTGCTTTCACGATCAAGAACCTCACAGAGCATTCTTTCAGATTGAGCAAAATAATTTGAAATCTTATTTGCTGTTGTATTCTGAGGAAAATAGCCTAGAGTGTGTTCATCATAATCATACTTGTAAGGATGTGTTGACAGGCGATGCATCAACGGACTATTCATATCACTTGCATGAATAAATGGTGAAATAGTTTTTGTTGAGAATCGCCAGAATAAATCTTTGATATCGGCCAATTCAATCGGTGTGCGAGGCATTGGTAGCTTGTACTCTAAAATATAGTACATCAATGTAGCATGTACATAATCACTACCATATTTTTCGATAAAACCAGGCCAATCTTTAATTACAGGAAAACCACGTGAGTCCGCATCTCGTAGAAAAATTCTTAACACTCGGTCATGTGGTTGTTTCCAGAGTCTTAGAACTTGTGAACGAAATGAATCTTGCTTTGTATTTTTTAAGATAGTTTGTGCTGCCATAATGAATTTTCAATTGCCTTTCTTTGTTGAAAGAAATGACGAAAGTTTGACATGTACTCAAGTTTTTCATCATTATTTAAAAATGGTCTTGCTTGATGTTCAAACGGAGATAAATGCATCGGTGTTGAACCGACCAAACGATCAGCAAGCTTTGTATCATTTTCATAAGTTGTTGTTGAATTATCATGGTTTGCATATGAACTTCTGGCACATCTTGCTGCCGAACAAATGATTGCTTCATCAAGTGTAAGATTCTTACCATCATTATCTTTGTAAATCATATTACCATTAATTTGACGAATAACATATGGAACGTGCCATTGGTTTTCTTCAAGTATTACAGGCTCTTTACTGTTCTCAGTTTCATATACCATTTCTTCAGCAATTCGACGAACATCTTCTTGTGCATCATCATGAATTCTCAATTCAGCTATTTGCATCAGAGCATCTTCTTCAATAGTCAATGTCTCTTCTACCCAAACATATGGTTCTAAAATACGATTTGCAACTTCTTTATGCACATTAATTTTTTCCATCATGCTATGCGCAATACATGCAAATCTTGCGGAGAGTTTCCAAATCTTTGTTCCAAAAGATAATGTTGCTGGTGTTTGATTACCAGCTTGCATTCCTTTTTGATTTGTTCCAAACTTCACAGGAATATATGGATTAGTTTCAACTTCTTCCCGATACTTCTTTGTTGGTATTGCTCTTGAACTTTTTACTGAATGTGACGCCGCTCGATGACGTAAGAGTTCGCTATGTATTATTCTACCATATTTTAGGTTAAAAGTCAAGAGTCTTTCGCCATTTATTAATTTACTATCTTGAACTAAATTTGCCTTGATCATATACTACCGTTGATGAGTTAGCAATAAAGAAACTGTCTACAATATCAGTCAGCGGAGAGAGTAGATGTTTCTCAGTGGTCAATTTTTTTATCCATTCTGAAGATTTTAATTCTATATTTATTTCTGTAAATTTTTCAAGCATCAAGAATTTATTTGCATTGCCTTTACCAGTTGCCATCTTTTTAATTGCTGTTGGCGCAACTGTCGCAACATTCAAATTATTGTTTGATAAGAAATATTTAAAGATACCGGTAGCTTCACCAATATCAAATAACCGACCTTTTGCGCCCATTGAATATCCCTCGAGAAGAATATTGAATTTGCGCACTGATTCAATTTCTGCTAATATTTTGTTTGTAAGCTTTTCTGCATTTTCTGAAAACCTAACAGGATTGTTTTTTGAAGATGACGTATCTTCAAATGTTATGTTCTTTGGAAAATCAAAATTTTTATGAGTGTTGCTTGATGATAGAAAGAAGAAAGAACTATTTTCGAACGTATGTTCGTATCGTGAATCCCAAAAACAAATACAAGGACTTGTGATGGAAAAATCAATTCCTATATGTAACATGATGCTCCTAAATAATAATCGTTTAGATATATTATTTAGGAGACTTTGATATCACTTCTTGTTGTCGACGAAGTCTTGGAATTGTTTTGCAACTGCTAGAATTTGATCAACACCTGGATAACCTTTTGCATATTTCTCAAGATTTTCAGTTGTTTGTTCAAACATTTGCCGTCCAGATTCTTCATTCTTTTCCATAATTTGTTCTGCTAATTGGAACTGGCGTTCAATTGCAGATTGCTGAACCTGATACATATTCTCAACAAAATCTTTTGCCGTGTTCAGTAGTTCTTGACGAATTTGATAGGGGTTTTTATTATCAGCCATAATTACCTTTTGTGTGTGATGTGTTAATATGTTGGACCAATATTGTTCTGGCGACCATTTCGTCGATCCCAATTATTCATACGGAGTTCAAGATCTGCAAGGTTTGTCGCCTGACTTAGATATTTTTCTTTTAATTGTTGCTCCGTAGGAAAGGCAAGGCGCCAAAGATAGCAGCAATGTTCGAGAAAACTTTTTTTTTGGCTTCTGTTCTTGATTCAAGCCAATTGTTAAAAGCCCATTCGTGGTCAGTTTTATATTCGGATTTAAAATAGGATTGCATTTCTGAGTATCGGCTAGACCGAAAGGTGGTATTGAGATCGAAGTAATTCATTTTTTCTCCTTTTGTGTGTATGTAAGTTGTGTGTCAAGTATTTATAAGGCGGCCCGAAGACCGCCAATTATATTTAAGCTTCTAACTTCTTGACAGAGTTAATCACTTTTGTCATTGCATCTGTACTTTTACCAATCTCAATGGTCTGAGGTTTGTCCTCTTCAGGAATTTCATGCTCAAGACCAACATAAAGCATACCATCTTTAATATCAGCCGCAATGATTTTCATATTCTCACCGAGAGTGAACATTTTTTTGAAAGAACGATTAGCGATGCCACGATATACAAAACCATCTGTATCATCAGCCTTTGTGTCTTTCTTGCTCTCAATGATCAAATAATCTTTTTCTCGAGTGATTGAAATCTCATCTTTACCAAAGCCAGCTACTGCCATCTCAAGTAAGTATGAGTTGTCACGTTTACGGATGTTATGAGGTGGAAATGATGTGGTAGAAGTATTTGAGAACCGAGAATCATTTAAAATAATTTCCATTCGATCAAACAAGTCAATTGAATGGTTCACAAATCGGTTCCAATCGTTATTTGAGTAACGAGTCAAAAACGGCATATTGCCTCCTTAAAAAGCGAGTTATATTTGTGCAAACTGCACGATATATCGTGGTCCCCAAACGGGCAACCACAGCAGAGAAGAATGAACCATACACTCCTCTCTGATCATATTTAGCATACTTTTAAGATTTTGTCAAGAACTTTTTTTAGCTTTATCTTTTTCCATTGCTTCGCTAAATTGGCGAATCAATTCATCTTGTTGTTTTTTCTTACGAATTTCATATTCGACTTCTCTCATTGCCAATGTGAATTCCATCTTCAATGAATCGGGAACTTCTTTCATGGTTTAATATCTACTTTTCCTGTTTTGAATATTCTTTTTAAAGTATCATCATCTGCTTCCCATGGAATATCACTATACATTTGTTTCATGCTTTTAGTTTCTTCAATTTTCTTCTGCAAACTTTCACGATAAATTTTAAGTTTCTTTGTAGCTTTTTTTCCTGTCAGTGCTAATCGCAATGTATATTCATTGATACGTTCAAGTTCATTTTGAAATAGGTCAAGTAATGCAGATTTTGTGTAAGGTTTTAATCCATCAAAGTACATTGGATTTAAACTTTCACCTGTATTGACTTGTTGTGCAGCTGGTATATTACTTATAGGTTGTGCTATTTCGTTTTTTGTATTTTTATATTCTACCTTATCCGCATTCCAACCTTCAGTGTTTTCATCCCATTTCATTGGATATTCAGAAGGGTCTGGTGGGTGTGCAAAAACAACTCGATATAAATGAAGTTGATCTTGTACAACTGAAGGTGATGTAACAGTTTTAATAAAATGATCAGTTTCGATATTAATTAAACAGTGTTGTTTTGCCATAATTTGTTATGCGTTAGGAAATGGAGGCCAACCAGTGAAGTGAATTAATTCACCTGGATCTTTTCTTGCCAAAAATGGATTAGGATGTTCTTTAAGTGTTGGCATTGCGGCACCTAAAGAAACTTCAATCCAAGGTGCCGCGGGCGGTGTAGCTCGAGGTACACCAATTGTTGCTGTAATATCAAGTGTATAATATTTTCCACCATGTGAAACAATATTACCAGCAAGATAAGGTTTTGCTGCATCGTACGGTTGTGCCTCAGCTTGAGCTTTTTGAGTATCAAACATTTGAAATAATAATAATCTTAGATTGGTTCTATAGTCACCCCAAGCTTGTTGTTTTGTGCTATCACCATCAACAAATGCTTCAATGATTTTTTCTTTAGCGGCATCCATTTTTGTTTCAATGGATGCTTTTAAAATCTCAAGTGGATCTGCATCTACTGTACCAAATGAATAATCTTCAATTTCATATCTCCATCTTTCAGCAGCCCTATCCCATCTTGCTAGATATCCATTATCAATTTTAGTAATATCTGGATAAGGCGCCTCAACTGCAGAAGGTGGCAGTATATACGCTTCTGCTCGTTGGTCATAAAATATTCTTACAGCATCGATAAAATAACCATCACCACTTAATAAACATACATCTTTTGGTCCGTTATTTGACATAATATATTCTCCTTCTAATTATTAAACTTTGATACACGGTACTAATGCTATATTTATGGGTCTAAATTCCGTGTCTCCTCGGAATGTTGTGTTTGCATAAATCAAATCATGTTCGTGTCCACCTACAGTTGTTGTTCTTTGCGCAAGTGGTCCAGATGAACCAGTGTTCAAGAAGGTTAAACGATATGGATCTTCAGTCAATTCATCAGAACGTGTGATATGACATGGTGCAAAAAATTCGGGTTTAGACTGAAGTGATTGTTTTAGTGAAAAATCCATCACATCTTTTGGATGATAGTGACGATATTTACCTGTCTGAACAGAGTACATGGGATGGTTTGATCCACGATTATAAATTGATACAAATCTATGTCCATAATCAGCACCATCATGGCGACTATGGTACCTCGTTCCAAAATTTCTAAAGAAATGACTAGATTCGTCCTTATATATATGATGACCGTAAATTTGGTCTTCTTTAACCAAATCTAATTGATGTTTTGTATTTACAGTCAAATATCGGTCCGACCTTGTTCGGAAACCGGTATAATTTCGGTATTGCTTTTGTTTTCTAGCATCTGCAAAGTAAGGATTTTTATATGTATAGTTATTTACTGCATAATCTTCTGTTGCAATATCATATGCGGAATAATAATCTGATAAAAATGCATATAAGTTTCTTTGATCTTCAGGATTATATCGATCAAGATATCTATACATTGTTCCGATTTCTTCGTTAGAACCTTCTCTAGGTAAATTAAATGTAGAGAGTTTATCAACTTTTGCGCCGCTAACACTAATTCCAGAAGTATTGAGATATAAATCTCTCATCGTTCCATGCGCACCGCTAAATGGTTCGTGATTCAAAACTACCCATGGATTATCACCATATGTTGAACCTGCGATCATTCTTTTACCATAAAAACTTTGCTGTCTTTCTACTTTTTCTCCGGCTCTTTCATTTTGTCTGTTATAAAAAGTATCTGTTTGTGTTCCAGTCGAATGATTACTTTGTCCAGATAAAGAACCATCCAACTGTAGATTAATTTTATAATGCCAAGGAATACGGACACCGAAATGTGCGCCATCATTGGAACCTCCATCACCAGAAGTAGTTATAGTACCAGGAGCTACAGCTCGATCTCCTGTATTAAAGGGAGACAATGCACCATATGGTCCAGATACACTTACATGATTATACTCACCACCTGTATATATTTTGTTTCTGTATATATCACCAAGGCCTCCTCGATTAGAACCTTTACTAGCACCACTGAGAGAATTATTTTCGGCTTTTCTAACTTGTTTATCACCATAACCTGAATTCCCATGATATATATAATTTGCACCATCACTGCTTCCTACATTCGGACCAGCATATTCAGATTGTATGCTTGACCTTCTTCCTCCATTATTATGGTATACTGAGGGCTGGTCTGACAGATTGTGAGGATAATATGCCGGATAATTTGAATACCAATTATCAGAATGTCCTGTTTGTGAAGTATAATGTTGCCATCCTTGATGTCCGTGATTACGGTGGTTATCTTGATGTTGGCCGAAAGTATGATTATGGGATGCATTTTCTGATCGGCTGAAGAAGTGACCTCTGTGATGACCCCAAAATTGCCGGTCTTGTGCGTTTGTTCGGTGTGATTTCAAACCACGCATCAATTTTCTACTATAGGAACTATTTTGTTTTGTGAGTGAATTTTCAAACCTATATGACGCTGGAAGTCCTACATGCATCCATACTTTATTGTATTGAACATTATTACCTTCACCTTCGACACTAATTTCCGTTGCTCTTGCACTATCTTTTATTCCAAGAAATTTTGAAACTTCATTCTCAGCACCGCCACCTAGATAATCATATTCAGAAAGATCTGATGGATTAACATATGGTGATACACCCGTATCAGAATTAGAAGAGTTGTGTTGAGAAACTATAGAATCATCACCACCACCGTTGTAGCTTGCTCGTAATCTTCGAAATCTCCAATTTGGAACATGATAAGGTTTTGTACCTTGTTGAAAACTAATACCAGGTGTATTTGTTGGATCATCAAAAGATGGGTTACTTCCACCTGTTTCAATAGGATTATTGTCTTCTGCTTCTGTAGAATAGTTTGCAGTAATTGTACCGTCAGGATTTGCATTCCATAATTGATTGAAACTTGGTAATGAATTTAATTTATTAAATCTATTCTTATCCCAAGTTTCATAAGGAAATCCTGTTGGCTTTGTCTCACTTGGTGAACCTGAGCTACCAACAGTTACAGATGAATCATTACCTTGTGCAGCATTTGGAAATGCTGAGGCATCTGATAATGATTTGCTAAAATCTTTTTTGATTACCCATCTTGATTTTTTTGGACTTAGTACAGTTGATGATGTACTTGTTTTTGGAAGACCAGAAATTGCAAGACCTTCCGGCCCAATTGTACGCACATATCCAGAAGGATTTCTTTGCCAACCCAGAATAGGTGAACTTTGTTTTCGGTCAAGTCTTCGGTCTACCAATGAACGATGATATGTTTTAATTCTTGTATGAACATGTGTATCATAATTGATTACACTATGTTGAATGTTAGCATGATCAATTACTGTAAATGGAGCAACATCTTTCAATGTACTCTGAGCAAATACAGAACCTGCATCATGAGCCCATGTAGGTAAAACATTTGGTGGTGTTACAGTGTATCCTTCTTGTCCCCATTCTGAACCAAAAGTATATCGGTAGTTGAACATGTAACTTGTACCAATTCTTTGATTGGTATTTGCAACACCAAAATCTGAGTTTGCATAAACTAAATTACCAAGGTGTGGCTCATAGAAACCTCTTCGGTTATAGTAATCTGTATCTGCATTATTCCATCGGTTTACTCTTTCAACATGATAAGATGTTCGTCCTTTATCTAAATTTAAACTGTTATCAAGTGATCGGACTTCAATTGTATGAATTGATGGACTTGGTTCAAATTGAGATGTAATTGGATTCCATTTACGATTTGCATAAGGTATTGATGGAACATTACTTCGAGTATTATTTGCAATATGGTAAATTCCAGCGGATAAGACTTTTTTCAAATAATCTTCTTTTAATTCAGCATCATGTGTAACATGATTTAAGTCTTTATACACTAAAGATAAATCATGTGTATTTGTGAATTGAACACCATTAACATTTGGACGAATCCAAATTTTCAATTTTGATGGTAGATATGCACCATATGTACTTGGTTGAATACCAAATAACATTGCATAACGATATATGTCATAGATATTCAAATCACATATCTTAATACTACTATTCCATGTAGGAGCATGTGCCCATTGATTACCTATACCTCTAAATGCTTTTTCAATTTCTGGACCACCATTGTCAATAATTAGTAAACGAGTACCTTTCCAATTCCAAAATTTCAATGTAAAATTAGATGGTCCACCACCAGCGGTATATTTTTCAAAAAATAATTCATATTGAATTTGTTCATTAGCAACTGGTTCAAGTTTACCGAAATAATCATACTTTCCAAATATTGTAGGATGACAGTATTCTAGAGCAATATAATCAAATTGGCTAGCATAATTATTTCCTTTATTATATAAAGGTTGATATGAAGTATTAGTTAGTTGCGAAAATTGTTGATGAATATCAATTGTTAGATCAATATTTTCGTTCCAATTTAATATGGTTGGTAATCCGTTTTGTCTACCATCAACCCATGTGATTGGATTCATATCTGCTGGTTTCAACTCTTCTTCAGAATCATAAACTAATACAGTACCATTTGTTTTTCGATAAGAGAACAGACGAATATCATGTCCTAAATCTTTATTGGTATGAAAATAACTACTATTTGCTGTTGCACCACCTGCCCAAACACTACCCCAATTTACCGTGGTTGTGTCTGGTACTTTTGATCCAGCTAAATCATCAATTAAATAATTGTTTACTAATGGTAATTTTGATGAAGCATGATAAGTATTAATTGGTGAAGCATAGTTGGGATATGTATAACCATCATGAGAGTGGTTAGACATATACTGTCCTTCAGTTTCAAATGGATGTGTATTCTGTGCGATACCTTCAAATGTTGGATTAGCAGTTCTTACAAAGTATCCAGAAAAAGGATTCTTTGTTGCAAATACTAATTCATACATACTTGCGGTTTCGAGACCAACTAGATCCCAACTTTTTAGAATATTATAAATTGCTGTATATTCTGTATTTGCAAATGCTGGGATGCAGTTAGCAGGATCAGAACCAATTAAAGGATCAGAAGGTGATAATATTGTATTTGTTGGTATGTAACGATAAGTATATGCTCTCTTATAGATATATCTTGTAGAACCACCTAATGTAATCCAACCCATTGGTACTTTATTTACAGGAAAAAATCCCATTGTGCCAGTCGGAGGTGTTGATATTCCTGCAGGAGCTTCTACGTTTAAAGGATCTTGTACTTTAGTATCTGATGTTAGATAAAAAAAGTTTGCTGGATCTACAGTCCCTCTACCCTTGAGTTCTACAGTTTCAAATGTACCAATAGGACCTATTTCAATTTGTCCTGCACCTGGATATGCTGGTGCATAAAATGATGCCGGATATAGGTCACTCGACATTGTAATTTGACCTTGAGGACCTACACGAAAGGCTGATGGATCTGAAGAGGGCAAACGAGATGGATACGTTCTTGCGTTGGCTACACGAACACTAGTTGTTTGAAGCATTTGCAATCCAAGTGTCCCCGAAATTCCAGCATCAGTTTGTATTTGTGTTTGTGTGGTTCGATTTGAACCATATTCATACTCTGGTGCGATATCTTTAATATTAGCCATGACCTTTAATACTTAATGAATGTTGGTAATTTAATGTTTGTTGGAAATCCTTGTTCTTCGTCAGGTCCAATAAGAGTTGGCTGCACAAATCCTGGATCAAGATAGGTTTTTGTAGTTTGTGCATATGTATTTGAAGGTGTCATTTCAATAGTTGTATTTGCTGGATAAGTTCCTATAGAAAATCCTGTTGCAACTTCATGTAAATGTTGTTGAGGTACATCAACAGGAAAAGAAGTGTTATCGCCAACTACAACATAATCTGGTTTTGGATCAAGTGATGAAGTACCTGTTCTTGCATAGTGATCTTCAAAATCAAATATTGGTTGTCCTGAATTAGGATAATCAGCTTTAACCCATTTACGATGTACACCAGACTTTAATACAGGTTCAGTATGAGTACCACCAATAAATGTTTCTGTTGCAGCGGTTGTTGAAATGGAGGATGTAGGTTCATATCCATACATATTACCCTCTTGAATTCCATTCACTCCAGGAGAATTCATTTCACCCGTAAAAAAATCTGCTTTATATAAAGGATTTGCACCATAAACTGGAGGCATTGCTTCACCTGGTAAATAGTGCATGTTCCATGCATGTAAACCACCAATAATATTTTTCTTCCAAAGTTCTTCAACCTTTTGTTCTTCATACTCTTCGTTACGATTTCCACGTCTTTGTACAACATATGTACCTGAGTAATTCAAACCATCAACAGAATCAACTTTTGAACCACCGGGCAAATGTGGTGGATCAAGACTTAAATCAATATCCCATTTGCGATATTGGTGTGTATGTGCACCACCAAGTCCTGTAATAATATGATGTCCATGTTTTGTTATAGTGTCTATCCTTTTTGATCCGATTCCAAACTCACCACTTACACGTTGATTCTTATAACATCTTAAAAAGTATCCACGAAAATCTGGTATTTGAAAATGAGTTGATGGTATCACTGTATTTGGATCATTCCAAGTATCTCCAATAGCGGCATACAATGCACCAAAATCGTCTTTATCTAATAGTCTACCATCACAATACATCCAACCGTCAGGCGTTTTAAATCCGTATTTTGGTTTTACTGACGCAGGATGTGTTTCATCTTGAAAATCAGGATCTTTTTCTGTCAGTATATGTGCTACTGTTCCTGGAGGAGGTGTTGAAATACCACCGGGAGTCTTACCATCATGTACACGAATATCACCAGTAACCTTATTGATACGATTACCACCACCATCAAACTGAGGTGGATTTGTTTCTTTCAATGAAATAAAAACTTCACCTGCTGCTTTAACTTTATCTCTATTGTCAACAGATAAACCTTTTTGAATGATACCGGAACTAATTTTTTGTATACCAGCCATTGGTAAGTCCTTTAATATTTAATACAAAATAAAACTGAATAATTTCTAGGTTGTGTTTCGCCTTGATTACTCCAAGTATTTCCAGTTGTAGTTGTAGTATAATGAATAGTATTATGCGTATTATCAGTTAATGATGGTCCGTGTCCAATCCATCCCGAATGCAAGTGATCTCCAATTTGCATATCTTGTCCGGGACTTACACCTTCCATTGGATACTTACTAGCTAAAAGTCCTAAATCAACTGGAAAATTATAAGATTGTGTATCATAGGTAGGATTTGGTTTAAATGCTTCTGAAGATCCAACAAAAAAATCTTGTGCTCCTGGCGCACCACCTTGATCTGTTGTTGCAAGACCGCTATAGATTATAAAACTAGTAATTGGATCTCTTTCTGAAATTTTATATCCATCTCCACTAATTGCTTGTTCACCATCAATTCTTCCTAGATAATACCCATCGGTTGCACCATACGCACCAAAGTATCTGTGACTATGTGATTCTTCTGTATCAGATACATTTGTTGTAAGTAGTTTATGATTATGAGAAATATAACTTTCTTGTTGAATTGATCCGTATTGACGGTCTACAACAAATGTATTTCCGCTGTGAGGTAGATAATCACCATATTGATTAACATCAAGAATAGTATCAATATAATCTGGATTGTTATTAGCAACAGTAGGACCACCTTGATTTAATAAACGAATAAACAGTCCACCTTGATATCGTGAACCTTCTTGACCCATTGTGTTTGTGTAATCAGGAACACGAAATTGTGTTGCACTTACTTCAAATTCTTTACCAAGAAAAGTTGCTAATTCTGGGTATAGTGCTGATTCATAAACACCACCGTTACAAAATAAATATCCTACAGGAGGTTCTGGTCCTGCAAAATAAATCAACGCACCAACTTGATACAAAGGTAAGGTGTTGTTATTAATTGGATCACCAGAAGATGTTAGTGGATAAAACTCTTCTTCACCACTTGGAAATGAGTTATCAGCAACTCCAGTTGTATAGTAAACAGCACCACGATTTCCTGTACCAATTCGTATTTCACCATTGATATCACCAGCATCATCTGTCATTAGAATAAGTTCGGCTTTTTCTGGAATTGAACCGGCTGTTACACCAGAACGAATATTTCCCATTGACTTTTTAACTGTTAACATTGTCGCTGGTCGTTGTATTCCAGCAAACTCCGTTACTTTATCATATGCGGTGACTGGGGTTGTATTTGTATTTAAATTTATTGGCATAGCTACATATATAAGAATATAAGTTTATAAGATTTTCATAACAGTATTTATATAACTTTAAAGTAAAAGGTAATTATGGTCCTGATTGAAACCGAAAATAATTTTTTTAATTTTTCAAATGCAAACGTGATTGTTGAAGCAGAAAATGGCGTCACAGCTTATTTTTCTCAAATTGCTACTTATCATATTGATAATGAGAATGACATTGATTTAGGAGAACTTGAAATTCATTTCAAATCATTTGAATTTGGAACAGACAAAACTTATATCAATTTATATAATATTCAATTCATTGAAGAAAACAAAACTTCTTCAGCACAAACAGAAACAATTGAAACTATTTTGAATTTTTATAATGGACATCAATATCGAATACCAATGGCATTTAAAAACTTTTCACAGTTGTTCAATCAAAGATAAAAATTTCTCCACTTATCAATATGTTCATATGCAACAGGATGTACAATGCGTTTGACTTGTTGCATATCACCTCTTCGTACCATCTTTTCTGCTAATGAGGCAGAAACTGAATCTCTCTTACCACTATCATACACATCGACAACAGAATCATTGTTTGCATTCTCTAATTGTTTTTTATAGTCCTCTTCACGATCTGGACCACACACATAAGTAACAATTGGATTTCTTGTCTTTCTTTCCAGAGAGATAATATTACCATTTGATCCTGAGATTATTTCTACAGGTTTACCATTGAAAATTTCTTTTAGGATTTCCATATTCACCTGTGCAAGCTTCTTATCACGGGCGCCAGTAACAAGCATGACAGTTGCACCTTTATATTTTTCAACAGCATATTCAATCATTTTCACATGTTCTTTCGTGATGATTCGGAATTTACCCACAACACCTGCCCAACCTTTCAGCATTTTTTCATATTTCATTTTGGTTGTCAAATGCAAATCTTCACGAACTTGATGGTCATTTTTCTTTGCATGAAGTTTTTGAGGAAACTTCACCTTCTGCACGGCAGCAGATACTTCGTCAATCACTTGTGTAAATGGTCTATCCAAATCAATCTCGTTTAAAATGTCAGTTGCAATCTCTTTTAATTGCTCATAATACTTGTTCTCTTCTTCCTTTGACATTTTATATTTGTCTTTTACTTTTTGTCTTGTTTCTTTATCATGTTGATCTGCTTGTAGAAACTTGTAAATCTTTCCTGAATTCACATCATGCAAGACTACACCTTCTGTAGTTCCGCCATAGAAACTTGTGACTGACAAAAAGATTTCTTTGATTTTCTGATATAGGTCATCCCAATCAGACCTCTTGTATAAATCCTTGAGGTCTGTCTTATGCTTGTTGACTGCAGATTTTAGATTTGAGTTTTCTACACCTCGAAGCAAGTTTTCAAAAGTGTCAACTTTCCCTTTGAACAATTGTGCTGGTAGATCAAGTTCAAGTAATTCAGCATAATGTTCATTCTGCTTTTGATTTAACTTTGCGTCTTTTGTGTAGAGGCGAAACTCTGTCTGAGTTTCTACAGTTACATTGTGAGAATATCCAATCAAAATCATTCCATGCTTATGATCATATGATCTAGTCAAGGTTGGTTTTGTCATCAGAAATTCAATAAAGAATTCTGTATTCTTTGGTACTGATTCAAGATTCTTATGAATTGCTTTGAGATGTTCAAACACTAATTTGTATTGTGTGACACCAATACCTGACTTGACAACTTTCTTGGTGTTGGTCTTTTTGAATTCATTTGGATGTAAGACATTGTTTTTATAAGCTACAATCCAATTTGCACTAAAATCTTTTGGATTATATGCCTCATCATTACGAAACAATGTAAGCTTTACACCGTCTGTTTTTTCTTCAATCTTAAATTCTGTATCAAAAAATAAATGAAGTTTGCCATTAAAAGTTTTATCTGCATTTGGAATTGAAATGTCAAGCATTGAATCACTTGCAGCCTCAACAAAAAAATCTGAGCGAATAAAAAAATTGCGGAAGGATTTCATTAGTCTTTTTTCTCTACTGTTTTATAATTATCAACGTATGCTTTAATTTGTTTTTCTTTACTTTCAAGAATTGATTTTAAATATGGAAATTCTTGAATCATTTTATTTAGAATCGTCATCTTAACTTCATAATCATTTTCTGCACTCTTTGAATCTGTACCTTGCGAGCCTCTACCAAAGAAACTTTTATCAATCATGAACCGAAAGACATTTTCAACCAAACGTTTCTCAACATTATGTTTCTTGAACAATCTTAAAATACCAGAGAGGCTTCGAAAGTTTGATAGGTCCTCATTGTCTGGCTTCTCATTAAATATCATTGTATAGATTGCTGGCACGTTTGTTTCATATTTGCTATCGGAAGTAGCAAGCTCACGAAAAGCCTGCTTACCATCAACTTTAACAAGCTCTCCTTTTGAATTTTTGACAGGCTCATACTTTGTACGAACACCACGATCAACAGAAAAGGCTAGGTTGGTAGGCATTTGTGCAGAGGCTGACTTTGAAATCTTGATTTTTTCTGGAGGTTCAACTGGTGATGATGGTGTCAACACCACTGCATTTTTGATCTCAGACAGTGCTCGAGCAATGTTTACAAGCAAATGCTTGTGTCCTAAGCCCTTGATACCCGCACGAACATCTTCCCAGTTTGAACTATGTGAGAACTTTGCAAACTCATCAGGCTCATCCTTGTCTGTATATCCAGTTCCTTCAAAATCAATCTGCATGTTGATTTTTGGTTCTTGCAATTGAAAGACGGCATTGATTTGATGACCATGCTGTTCTTTCTTGTTCTGACCAAGGTAGATGAAATCTTTTGTTAGTCTTTGATTCTCATGGTCAGCAAGCAAATCAAACAATGGCTTGAGATATTTGTGAGGAATGGTGATATCAACATCTCCCATTGTTTTCTTTTCTTCTCGAAATTCTTCATCACTGATTTCTTTGTCCATGAAATGTTCACTTGAACCATTGAATGCCCGTCCTGATGTTACAACTTCAAAGTTTTTCCAAATTGGTTCTTTGTTCTTAGCTTGAAACTTTGTGTTGAGAACCTTGAACAAACTGATCAAATGACTTTGTAGTTGACCACGATTGACCTTGCTCATATCAACTCGGTCAGCAGAGGCTAAGACCTTACCTGTTTCCCTTGAGATCACGGGGCAATTTCC